TGCTTGATATGGGTAATCTTCTTCCGAACATAAACCGCTATTTTTTATAACGTATTTAAAAGCATTATCCATTAACCCACCTTCACAACCTTTATTACCTTCTTCTGTAGAGCAATCCATCAATTGTTGTTCTGAAGCATTATGTAATCTTCTAAAATTAATAGCATTAATACCTTCAATCGATCCTGTACTTGAAAATGACCAACATGAACCACATTCACCTTGATTTTTTACTTCTGTTACTGCATTTCTCTCTCTCCAATCAACTGATTCAGATACAATATTATCTTTAATTGTAAAACAATTATGACATTCTTCTCTAGGTAAAATGGACATCCCATTATTAAAAGATATATCAATAAAATCATTAATTTCTAATTCATATGATAAATTTTTAGAATTCATTTCTTCAATATATTTTAAATTATTATGATAAATATTATAATTAGAAAAATCATATATTTTATTATTCTTTTCAACGTATGTGATATAATCTGTGTGATTAGGATAGAATGTACCATTAATCATATCATATGTTCCATTGTATACTAAACCAATCGCATAAAAACCTAATTTCAGTAAAGACAACATTTATTATATAATATATATTTTTTTATCTTAAATATTTAATAAATTTGATTGAAATATTGAGAATGTTTAAAATAAAATAATAAACAATCATAATGGAATCACTGCCATATGACGTTATTCACAGGATTACGGACATGGTCGGTTGTGAAGTATTCCCAGATGAGTTTTATATGTTAAGAATTGTATCTAAAAGTTTCAGAGATAATATTGATTTATTCAATTGTGGATTTTATAAATCTTTAAAATATAATTTTGAGATAAAAAATGGAAAATATGAATCATATATACAAAATATAAAAAAACCCATAAGTTTGGAATTTGGACGAAAGATTCTAGGATTAGATGATTGGACTATCCATGACGATTATAAATTTATCACATTGAAATATCCTAAATATATTAGAAATCACTATAATCAATGGATATATTCATTGACACCTTCACAAGAAATTACCAATCAAAAAACTGATACAGATTATGGTATAGAAGAATACATATTTGAAAAATATTATAATAAAATGAAGGAATTACATACAAAATTTAAACACATAGATAATGAAATAGTCATAAAATGGTTGAAACAGAATGGTGAATAATTAATTATTAATATTTATATAGTTCTTTTTTAATATATTATATTATATGAAAAAGAATATAATTGGATTAATGAAAAAGAATAATTCAAATGAAAATATTAAGGAAAAATCTAATGAAAATATTGAGGAAAATATAATAAAGGAAAATATAAAAGAATCACAGAATTTACAAAAAATAAAGATTGAATCTGAAAAAATATACAGGGAAAATATTAGAAATAATATAATTTATTATATTAAGAAGAGAGAAAATACCAATATTGATTATAATAATTGGTTAAAATTATTTAATAAATTAGATTGGGAATTAGAATTTAATAATTTAGAAAAAAGAGATAATAAAATATATCATGAAATATGGGATAATATTACAAAAGATAATGAATATGTTATAATATATTAGAATTTTTTTTTTATAATATATATATATATGAATATGGAGAGGGTTTCGTATATAGAGGATTTTAAACGTGTGGTTGAAATATTTCATACATTTTACGAAAATTTAGAGCGGGAAGAAGGTCATAAGCGTCCTCGAGTATACTATAGATCTATCTCCCAAGTATTTATTGTACACAAATTTTTATCTGAAAAATTTAGATCAGATGATTTGTCTGAATTAATTCGTGATTGGCGCGGTGCTGATGAATGGCCTGAGAATGAGGATAACTTAATTATCAGTTCTATTTTAAATTTACTAATATTTCAGAATACTACGTATATGCCAATTGAGTTACAAGATCATTTATTAAAATATAGAGAAATAAAAAGACGAAAGAAATTAAGAATAATATATGGTAAAGTATATAGAAATATAGAATTATTAAATTCACATATAATTAAAAATACCGCGTCTATATCTAGTATTCATATACCGAGACACCTTTTAAAGGAATTAGGTTCTATAACCGGTAACGATATATATTTATTTAGTGGTATCCGTGAAGCCATTATTAATAATGAGGACTTATATACATTTATAACTTCTAACCCAAGACGTTTTTTCCCATTACGTTCATGGACTATTGACTTAAGTGTTGCTTTACATTTTACATCAGATGCAGATGAAAATACTAGGAAGGATACACAAATTAGTGAATTATTGGGTTTAAAACCAGAAACATATTTCAGAGTAATTTTTATGACTAAAACAGATAGTATATTTTATGTATCACCTATTAATTCTTGGGAAGTAGAAGTATTAATATCCAATGGAGAATATATACATGGAGGTCATTTTATTGTAGAAATGCCTTGTTATGGTACTCCTGATTATATTGAAAATGAAAATAAAACATTTTTAATTGTAATTATTAAGGAAATAAAAAAAATACGATATAGAAATATGAATAAAATACAGTTTAATAAATTTATTAAAGAAGTATATGACAATATATTAGAAGGTGTACCTCGTAACACAGATGGTTCGTCTAGTGATTCAAGTAGTGACAAAAGTATCAGCAATACACCACCCAAAAAAAGAATGCGTCTGGGTACGAAAAAAAAATCTAAAAAAAAACACAAGAAAAAAGGTAAAAAAGATAAAAAAGGTAAAAAAGATAAAAAAACTAAGAATAAATATAGAATGTAATATACTGATTTGGTTAAATTTTTTTTTATATTAATGTTAATGGTATTTATTTAGAAAAAAGAGATAATAAAATATATCATGAAATATGGGATAATATTACTAAAGATAATGAATATGTTATAATATATTAGAATCTTTTAGTTAAATATTTTTTATTATGTTTCTTTTTTTTGGTGTTTCTCTTCTTTTTATCTTTTTTATCTTTTTTATATTTTTTATCTTTTTTATCTTTTTTATCTTTTTTATCTTTTTTACGTTTTTCTGTAAGTTTTTTTTTCCTTAAATGTTTTTTTTTATTAGGTTTGTACATTTTTCTGCCAAATTGATTTAATATGAACTCCTGGAGTTGTTCCCTGTTTAAGTATGCATTCTGGCCAGAAAACAATTTATGTATCATTTGGAGGATTATAAGGGGTGTTTTTTTGGATAATTTGTATCTGGGTTCTTCAAAAAAACCTCGAATATTTTTTGGGGTTTTTCTTCTGCGTGAATTTGCGCAATTGTTTTTTGCGTGAATTTTTTTTTGATCTATATCACATTTATCAGGCATAATAATTTCTTTTAACAAGAACCCAGCCGGCGTGGGTTGCGTTTTTTGTCTTGTCAATAAAGCTATATTGGCACTACTTATACTTTTAATGAAAGTCGGTAGGTGTTCAAAATTAATAGTATCAAATCCATACATAGCATATAGACATAAAGGGGCAGTAAAACGGGACTTCATTCTATGGCTTATGAATGGCCAGGACCCATCTTCCAGAACAAGTGGTCCGTTTTCCGTCCTACGACCCAGAATTTTTTCATTACTATTACTATATTCTAAACCTTTTGCAAGGGCTTCTCCCATATTTTGTCCAAATTTTCTAATAGTGGTCACTATATCAGCTGCTTCATCATCATTCAAACCGTCTCTTACAATGTCCAAATCACCTTCGTCAAATTGGTCAACAGTACATGAAAACATCCAAAAATGGTCATTTTCCGTTAGTCCCAATTCGCTGATTATAGTACATATATTCTCTTGCCACTGGTATTTGTTAGTTTTCATCAGCTCCAGTTTAACCTTTTTCAGTCCACCTTTAGTACATTCAAATAATTGAAAACAAGACTCATAATTATGTCTATCAGGGTTCATTTGTGGAGTTCTAATATCATTTTCCAGGTGAAAATTAGGTAAATCATCCGTTGGATCCCAACAAAATGGTCCAAGTGTATCATCAGGCATTTTTAAATGTGGTAATTTATTTATTAAAGCTAATTCAGTATTGGACCCTTCACGTTCACTGTGAAATGCTTCACAAATTACTTCATAGCTTTCTTCTTGTGCGTGTGTCTTTATCATAGCTTGCATATAAGGTGCACCACCGTAACTCCGGACATTTGTTCTTGCCTTACAAATACCCGGGTCCATATCAGCATCATAACTACGAATTAGATCAGGATGGGTTGAAGGAATATTAATAGGGGCTGCGCCGTGACCCCCAAATATAATTAAACGTCCATCTCGTCCCGCTTTTTGCTTTTTAAGTGGATTAACTTCAGATGGATCACTTTTTATGGCGGGCAGATCAAGTGTCGGATCAAGTGGCAGATCAAGTGGCAGATCAAGTGGCAGATCAAGTGTCGGATTTCTTTCAGGTGGATTTGGTATTCTTCTTTTTCTGGGTGACAATGGTGAGGGCATATATATATATATAAAATATTTATTTTCTAATAATATTTAAACAATATTCTTCTGTATATTCTATATCTTGTTTAATTTTATAATTTTTCTTATCATATTTGATATATGTACCATATGGTCCTAAACATATTTGAATTTCTTTATTAATTTTAATAGGATATTTTAGTATTTTTTCACAGTCATCAATAGTTAATTCATCAATTGTTTTCTTATTAGATTTAAGATATGAAGATACACTTGTAAATTTCTTATTATATAATATAAACGGACCAAATTTACCTACACCAGTTACTACTTCTTTTTTCTTATAAGTTCCTAATACTTTATTTTCAGATTTAATTTTATTACCAATTTCTTTTATCACAATTGGGATAAAAGTATTATAAATTTTATTAACAACATCTGTCCAAATCAATTCACCACTGGATATTTTATCTAAATCAGATTCCACGGATACTGTGAAATCTTTATGAATAATATCATGAAATTTACTATTTAAATAAGTTAATACATTCTTACCTAATTCCGTTACTACAATTTTATTTTTCATTAATTTACCTTTTATATCTTTTTGTTTTTCACCGATATTATCTTTTTTATCTAGATAAATAATATCTTCTTTTTTATCTTCAACTTGAATATTCTTAGTTAATGTGTAATTTCTATTATAAAGTGTAGAAATAATATTAGCATATGTGGAAGGACGACCAATACCAGTATTTTCTAATAGTTTTACAATAGCTGATTCATTATATGGTTCTGGTGGTGAAGAACATTTATCATGGCAATCACAAGATACTAATTTATATTCTTTTTTAAACTCAACATTTTTTGACGTTTCATCTACTTCTTTTTTATCTGATTTATCTGCTTTATCTGTATTACGTTTATATGCTAAAAATCCTTTGAATTTAATTTCTTTCTGTTTAGATATGAAATATCCAATATCAGTTGTATTAGAATTCATAAGTTTAATAGAATTTACAGTATAAATAGCGGGTTTCATATGTGATTTAATAGTTCTATCATAAATCATATTATATAATTTAATATCATCTTTTTCCAATTTATCTATATCTAAAACACTATTAAGTGCAGTAGGTCTAATACATTCGTGTGCTTCTTGTGATCCTTTTACTTTTTTAACTTTCGGAGCATTATAATATTCATTACCAAATTCACTAGTAATATTATCATTTAATAGTTTCTGAAAATCCTCAGATACAATAGTTGAATCGGTTCTCATATATGTGATTAAACCATTTTCATATAATTTCTGTGCTGTACTCATAGTTTTTTTGACTGGAAAACCAAATGATTTTTGTGCTTCTTGTTGTAGAGAAGATGTAATAAATGGTTTATCTGGATATTTCTTTTCTTCAGATACTTTATTATCAAATACCTTAAATACTCTATCTTCAATAAATTTCTTATACATATTTTTAATATAATCTTCATCTATATCATCATTATTATCTTTATTAAATATATATTCAGATTTATCTAATCCCTTAAAACCTCCTTGGATATCAAATGTATAATCGGGTTCAAAGGTACTAATGTCTTTTTCTTTATCAAATAGTAATTTTAGTAAAGCACTTTGAACGCGACCAGCAGATAATCCTTTTTCTTTTGTAACAATATTCGCCCATAAACAAGGTGATAATTTATATCCTATTAGTAGATCTAGGACTGAACGCGCTTTCTGTGCATTAACTTCATTCATATTAATTTTAATTGGATTATCTAATGCTTTTAGGATTGCTTTTTTAGTAATTTCTCTGAATATGATACGATTATTATCATTAAAATTTACTCGCAAAATATCACCGCAATGCCAAGCAATAGCTTCGCCTTCACGATCATCGTCTGCTGCCATAATTACCTTACGACCTTTTGATGCTGATTTAAGATTACTAATAACCTCTTCTTTACCTTTAATAGTAATAAATGGTGGTTGAAAATCTGGTGTAATTTTAATATCTGAATTAGCCCAACGAGTGTCTATTGTTCTAAAATGACCAACAGAAGATCTAACAATACAAGTTTTATCTAGAAATGATTGAATCTTTTTGCATTTAGCGGGGGATTCAACAATTAAAATACTCATTATTTATTATTTATTTTATTTTATATAATAAATCAAATTTATGTTTAATTATAAAAAACTAAAATATGATAAAATATTTCTAATAATTTTAATAATATTAATTATATCATTAACTCTGTTTTATTTAGTCATAAATGATCCAAAGGTGTAT